TATTAGTATGCGGCGCAGGCGGATTTATTGGCGCACATTTAGTTAAAGACCTTAAAGAAAAAGGGTATTATGTTATTGGTGCTGACTTGAAGCATCCTGAATATGTAGAAACTGCTGCTGACGAGTTTCATATAGCAGACTTGCGTGATCAATACGAAGTTAGCAAACTAGTAACTAGTGACTTATACGAAATATATCAATTAGCAGCTGACATGGGCGGAGCAGGATATATTTTTACAGGTGAAAATGATGCAGACATTATGCATAACTCGGCAATAATTAATTTAAATATTGTTAACGAAATGGTAAAGAATAAAGTTTCTAGAGTATTTTATTCTTCTAGTGCTTGTATGTACCCTCAACAGTTACAAACAGATATTACAAATCCGTCGCTAGAGGAATCGTTGGCATATCCAGCAGATCCTGATTCGGACTACGGTTGGGAGAAGTTGTTTAGTGAAAGATTATATCTAGCGTATGCACGTAACTACAATTTGCATGTAAGGATTGCTCGACTACACAATATATATGGTCCTGAAGGTTCGTGGAATAATGGTAAAGAAAAATCACCTGCTGCATTATGCAGAAAAGTTGCTGAAACACAAAACGATAGTATTGAAGTTTGGGGATCAGGAAAACAAACACGGACATTTTTGTATATTGATGAATGTATAAAAGGAATTGATCGCATTATGAACGGATCTTATGATCAGCCAATAAATCTTGGTAGTGAAAGAATGATATCTATTAACGATCTTGCATACATGATAGGTAGCATTGCTCAAAAAAATATTAAAATTACAAATGTCGACGGACCGTTAGGAGTAATGGGCAGGAAAAGTAATAACAAGTTAATAAAAAGAGAACTGAAGTGGGCACCTAACGAAGACCTTGAGTATGGTATTAAGAAAACATATGATTGGATATTGGAGCAAGTTCGGAATGCGTCTACCTAATATAGTATCTTTTACGCCTTGGTATAATTCGGCAACAGAAATACAAACCATAATTAAAACTACTCATGTAGATGTAATTAATTTCTTTTACTTCTATGAAGGCGAACTGTCTAAGATAACCCCTGCTGTTGTTAAACATATTAACAAACATAATATTACCTGTAATATAGTGTTAGCATCGTCTATTAATCACCAAACAGAACTTGTAAAAGAACTTGGTATAGATATAGAATTATGTAATTTTTACGAATGGTTTGATTTCTTTATTCTGTTTGCGTATCACAATATGCATCATCAACCTAATTTTTATAATAATACTAAGAAATATTTAGAAGGATACGACTATAAGTTTACTATACCATATTCTTGTTTTAATCATAGAGCAAAACCTCATCGTGTTGCATTAATTGATCAACTAGCAAAGCAAAATATACTAAACAAAGGTCTTGTATCTTTTTTAGGTGCAGGCGGGCATGGTATAGAATTTAAACATTATGATGGTAAACTATTAACACTAGGAGATAATTTTAATCAAGATCATCCTTATATTTTTAATAAACAATATTTTGAAAGTTTCTTACACGTTGCTACTGAATCTTGGATCGAAGAATTTTTTCTAACAGAAAAAACTACAATGCGATTATTATTTGGATTACCTTTTTTAACTCTAGGCTGCAAACATTTTCATAAAAATCTAAAAGACATGGGATTTGTGTTATACGATGAAATTTTTGATTATAGGTTTGATGATGAAGAACTTATAGATGATCGAGTAGACGGAATTATTAAAAATATTGAATATGTTCTTAACAGCGATGTTAACGAGTTATACCAAAAAATTAAAGAACCACTTGAATATAATAGGAAAGTGGCACTAGAATATGTAAAAGGTAAAACAATCCCTAGTATAGTAAAAGCACAAATGGCAGAGTCTACTGCTAAACCTACTCGCACAGGATTAGATTTTGATCTTTATTCCATGTCACTTTACTTGACAAGTCTACAATAAGGCTGTATAATAATAAGATGTATGATATAATATTTGTATCACCAAAGAATAATCAGCCTCGGTACAAGACACTGTGTACAAAATACCCCACGGCTAAATTTACAACTAGTTTTGAACAAGCACAACGTAAAGCTCTAAGCGACATGTTTTATGTTGTTTGGGACGATTTAGATGTAAGTGATACATTTGAATTTGATTACGAAGTAGCCGATTGGGATAAGAAATATGTACATACGTTTTTAAATGATAGTTACTATGATGGCATATGTTTAGTACCAAAAGATCTACACATATCGGCAAAAGAAATAAAACATAGGTTCTTTGTAAACAAAAAAGAAGTTGACATTGTAGCAAGTATGCCTGCAAAGTATGACGTTTTTGATATAGATACATATGAAGATTACGAAAATGCACTTGAAAAGTGTAATACCAATATGTTTTGGTGCATATGGAAGAATGTAGAAGTAACCAAAAGTGTCATACTAACGTCATACTTCAGTCACCATAACAGTTATGATAGAAATGAAAATCATGTGTATAAGAATTTATGTAATGACGAAGAAAGTTATCATGGCGGAATAGTACTTGCGTCTATTAATAAGCCCTTGTCTAAAAGAGAAGTAGAACATAGATTTTTGATTAATAGAAAAGAAGTTGACATAGTTGCTAGTAGGTATAGATACCCAAGACATGTCGTTAGTTCGTATGAACAATATGAAAAATTATTAACTACTGAAACTAGTTCGTTGTTTTGGCTTATATGGGATAATATTTCTATAACAGATAAAACAATATTTGACTTATATTATAATCCTACAGATGGCAGATACGATGCTGATAGGGATATGCATCATGTTTATCAACATTTGTTTAACGGAGAAGCAACATACCATAATGGAGTTGTGTTATCGACAACTAAACACCAACTAGGCAGACGAGAATTTAATAGTAGATATGTAGTTGCACGAAAAGAACATGAGCAAGTAGTATCAGAGCCGTTGCCTTATGACGTTGCCTTTATCAGCTATAAAGAACCTAATGCTGATAAACACTTTCAGAAACTACAGGATAAAATTAGACAAGAAGATCCAAGAATAAATTTACGTTGGATAAGAGATGTAAAAGGAATACACCAAGCACATAAAAAAGCGGCTGAGATATCATCAACTAGAATGTTTTTTGTAGTAGACGGAGATGCTGATATGTGTGATGATTTTAAATTTGATTACCAAGTGCCTGTGTGGGACGAAACAACCGTGCATGTATGGAGAAGTATAAATCCTGTTAATGGATTACAGTACGGAAACGGTGGCGTTAAATTATTGCCAAGACTACTTACAGAAAACGTAGATGTTAACACAACTGACATGACTACTAGTATTAGTGATAGGTTTAAAGTTGTAGATCAGTTAAGTAATTATACAGTGTTTAATACTGATGCATACAATACTTGGAAAAGTGCATTTAGAGAATGTACTAAACTAGCAAGTAAAAGTATTACTGGACAAATTGACGATGAAACAGAAGATAGATTGCAAGCATGGCTACATCCTATACCAGATGCATCATTTAGAGCAGAAGCAAAACGTGGCGCTGAACAAGGCACTGTGTTTGGAAAAGAAAATAAAAACAAGCCCGAAGTTCTTGCACTTATTAACGACTTTGATTGGCTAGAGGAAAGATTCAATGATCAATAAACATTTTTGTGTACCTATATTAGTTGAAGATAACTTTTGCATGGACGATATACCTGCAATGAAAAAAGTTATTGATAATGAAGTAAAGCCTAACAATACATTAGATGCACATATTCAAACAACACATGGCACCAATCAACAGTTATTCCAGCATAGCGAGTTTAATAATTTTAATCAAGCTATGTTAGAAAAGTCTTTCCACTTTATGAAAGACCTTGGCTATGCTGGAGAAAATGTAGGCATTACAAATATGTGGGCAAACAAAGTAGGCAAGCATGATTATCATATGCCGCATGTACATGGTGGCGCAATTGTTACAGGAGTGTATTACTTAGATGCTCCTAAAGATGCAAAGATTAATTTTAGTACAGCAAGTTATGATTTAGAAATACATCCTGAAGAACAGACAGAATACAACGAAACTAAAGTTTCTTATGATTGCAAGCCTGGTAGATTAATCTTGTTTAAAGGAACAACTAAACATTGGTGCGATAGTCATTTACAAGATGATTACAAATACACACTAGCATTTAATATTGCAAGGCGCTTATGAATAATACTTACGAGCAAATACCATGGCAAGATATTACGGAATTCGGCCAGAAAACTCTCCTAGAGAGCCATCTTTTCACAGTCTCTTGGATCACCACTAGATATTGTAATTATTCGTGCAGTTATTGCTGGCCACACGCAAGATCTAGTGTCCCAGACAAGAAGCCGACAGAATTGTACTTAAAGACCATGGATAGTATCAAAGCACAAGCTCGTGCAAATAACTTTACAAACTTCCATTTTAGTTTCAGCGGCGGAGAGCCCACAGCAAATAAACAGTTTATGCCATTAGTTGAGCATTACTGTAATGACACAGAAGCTGAGTATCAAAGCATACACATGACTACAAATCTATCACCAGGCCCTATTTGGTGGGATAAGTATATACATAACACAAAAAGTTTACAACGCCGAAGTGTTACAGCAAGTTTTCATGCAGAGTTTGCAGATGAACAAAAGTTCGGTGATACATGTTTACAACTTATGGAAGGAGGAGTATATGTTACAATCAATCAAGTTATGGTGCCGCAAATGTTCGAAGAACTTTATGAACGCCTGGAACGATTTGCCGCCAGAGGTATTAACGTCACTCTCAAGCCCCAGTCCGATCCAACCGCCTCCCACGTGGTACATGGATACACTGAAGACCAGATCACAATCTTGCGACAAGGATTCCCACAGCAAGTCTACGGAGAACAACTTGCCCAAGTAGCACTATACGATGCTAAAGGAAACGAATACGAAATAGATCAAGCAGAACGTTTTAATGCATTTGGATTTAATAAGTTTCAAGGATGGGAATGTAATGCAGGGTATCAAGGTATCATAATACGAGATACTGAAGTAAGACGTAGTCATAGTTGTCACGATGACATACTAGGTACTACAACTGGCGGCTTTGAAATATTTAAACAACCAAAGCCGTGTATAACTCCTAGTTGTATGAGTAGTGCAGATAGTAAACTACCAAAGAGAAAAATATGAAGTTTGGAATATTAGGTCATGGCTTTGTTGGCAAAGCTACAATGTTAGGATTAAGATTACCTAACGACACAATTATACATGATCTTAATTTGAATACAAATAGAAGTATATTAGACGATGCTGATGTAGTATTTGTATGTATTCCTACTAATACACAAACTGACGTTAACATATTAATTAGCGAGATAGAACAACTAAAAGCAGATACAGTTATAATCCGTAGTACATTGCCAATTGGTGCATGTGAAAGAATAAACAAACCTTGTGTAATATATATGCCAGAATTTTTACGAGAAAGACATTGGGAAACTGATTGTCTTAATCGCCCTTTAATTGTAGGGTGCAACAGTGAAGTTCCAACATGGCTTAATGACATTTATGATATAGTAACATGCTCTACAAAAGAAGCAGAGCTTGTAAAAATGTTTTCAAATAATCTTGCTGTAATGCGTATTGCTTTTGCCAATACATTTTATGACCTAGCAAATAGTGTTGATGCAAACTATGATGCTGTTAAAGATATGTTTCTTGCTGTACAGCCAAAACAATCATATTTAGATGTACCAGGGTTTGATAATAAACAAGGATTCGGTGGAAAGTGTTTACCAAAAGATTTAGATTTCTTAATTTCTACATTAGATGTACAAGGTATAAATTCAACAGTCTTTAAAGAAATAAAAAAGTTAAACAAAGAGTGGCAAGATGAAGGTTGATATACAAGACGTATTATTTTGGATGGATGCTATTCGAGATAGTGATGATACATATCGTACACTTGAAAGTTTTTGGAAAGGGCAAGTAAACAGCAAAGTATGGTTAGCTGAGAACCTATTAGAATTTGTACCCGTTAGACCGTTAAATATCGTCATACACGGTGGGTGGAACGGAGTGCTGGCAAGTATACTCTTTAACTCTAATATTGCTGTACAGCGCATTACAAGCGTTGATATAGACCCTGTGTGCGAAGATATAGCAAACACTGTAAACAGACGTTACTTAGATGACAACAAATTTAGTGCTGTAACAGCGGATATGTGTGAACACACTAGTGATGCTGATGTAGTTATTAATACAAGTTGCGAGCATATTACACAAGAACAATACAACAAGTGGCTAAGCAATCAACCAAATAATGCTACAATTGTATTGCAGAGTAATAATTATTTTGAGCTAGACGAGCATATTAGGTGTTCCTCTAGTGTAGACGATTTTATAAAAATGTCTAACATCCAGGTCCTTTACAAAGGAGAGTTAGAAACGCCTAAATACTATAGATATATGATTATAGGAATAAAAGAAGAAAAGAAGAATGTTTAAATTTAATCAATTAGAAAATATTCATCTTGAAATAACAAATAGATGCCAGGCTAGTTGCCCAATGTGTAGTCGAAATATACACGGCGGCTTAGAAAACCCATTGATTAAAAATCAAGACTGGACAATAACAGATTTTAAGAAAATATTAACTACTGAAGTATTACAACAATTAAAAGGATTTTACTTTTGTGGAAACTTTGGTGATCCTATTATTAATAACGATCTAATAGATATGTGCAGTTATAGTAGAGATGTTAATCCTAATTTAGATGTTAGAATACATACTAATGGCGGCGCACGAAGTACAGATTGGTGGAAGAAACTTGCAAAGGCATTGCCAGTAGGCCACAATGTTATTTTTGCAATTGACGGATTAGCTGACACTCATAGCCTATACAGAGTAGGTACTGACTTTAACAAAGTATTAGAAAATGCTAAAGCGTTTATTAGTGCAGGCGGAACAGCAGAATGGGCGTTCATAAAATTTAAACACAATGAACATCAACAAGGCGCAGCAGAAGAATTAGCAAAAACACATGGCTTTGCTAGATTTACTTATAAAGATAGTGCAAGATTTGTTGCTACTGAACAGTTTCCAGTTTATGATGCAGCTGGTAATACAACACGGTATTTAGAACCACCTACTGGCAGTAAAATTAATCTTATTACACAAGACGTAATTGACAATTATAAAGACATTGTAGATGCAAGTGAAATTGATTGTTATGTAGCCCAAACAAAAGAAATTTATATAGATGCTTATAAGAAGATTATGCCCTGTTGTTTTTTAGCAAGTATTCCTTATAACTATGCTGCTACAAACGATACTACAAAAACTATTAGATTAGAAATTGAACAACAGTACGCTGACTTAATAAAAGATTTAGGAAATACAAATGCATTAGAGCATACTGTGCAATCAGTAATAGATTCCGATGCTTGGCAAACAGTATGGGACAAGTATTGGGGTATAGAAAAGTTAATTACATGTGCCAGGACTTGCGGAGTAAATAAACTTAGTAAACCAAAAGATCAGTTTATAGAGCACACTGAACTATGAGTAAGGAATAAAATAATGTCTGACTTAGAAAAATATCAAGCTGAAATAGCAAAAGTAAGTGGTACCGAAACATTTTGTGTGCTACCGTGGATACACTTTGCTACTAGGCCTAACGGTGATATGCGCTTATGTTGTTCGTCTAACGCAAGCGGAGCAGGCGGCGATCACACAGTCGGTCTTGTTAAAATGGAAAATGGAAAGCCAGCAAACTTTGGTAGAGAGACTCCCATGGAGGCATGGAATAACGACTACATGAAAAGTGTGCGTACTACTATGCTTAACGGAGAAATTCCTGCAAGTTGCACAAAATGTTTTAAAGAAGAAAGTCAAGGTATTGTAAGCAAACGTATTTGGGAAACAGGCACCTGGCATCAAGACGATAATGGTGTAGATATTCCTGAACTTATTCGTCAAACAAAAGAAGACGGCACAGTACCAGAAGATTTAAAATATTTGGATCTAAGATTAGGACATACATGCAACATTAAGTGTGTAATGTGTAGCCCACATGATTCAAGTAGGTGGGTTGCGGACCATAAAAAACTTATTCCTGTGATACAAGATCCTGAAGTTAAAAGACAAATGCAATGGGATCGTAAAGACTTTAATAACAAATGGCACGAGAAAGATTCATTCTGGGAAGAAATGAATGCTCAAATTCCTAACCTAAGACAAGTGTACTTTGCTGGAGGCGAACCTCTAATGATTAAAGAACACAAAATGTTTATTGAAGAAATACTTCGTCAAGGATATCAAGATAAAATACTATTGCGTTACAACTCAAATGGCTTGCTTGTAGACGAAGACTTAATTGAGATGTGGTCAAAGTTTAAAAAGGTTAAGTTTGCTGTAAGTATGGATGCAAGTCACGGACGTGATGAATACATTCGCTATCCTACTAACTGGGATACTGTAGAAAAGACTTTACATATGCTAGACAATACACCCGACAACATACAAACAAGTTTGGCAACAGCAATACAAATATTCAATGTAAAGCACTTGCCCGACTTTATGAAGTGGAAACTAGAAAGCGGATTTAAAAAACTAAACAACGGAACAATGCCAGGCGGCGTACAAATGGGCGGAGGCTTAGTTAACATGCACTTGCTGTATATTCCGACTTTCCTTAGTATACAAATACTACCAGAACACGACAAGCAAGAAGTTAAAGAACGCTTTATGGACTTTAAAGATTGGTTATGGAAAAACTATAGACAAGATGACGACTTTTGGAAACATAATCCTTATGGATGGAATCGTTGGGAAGCTGTAATGAATCACATGAACGCAGCAGATAATAGTCATATGTTGCCTGGGTTTAAAGAGTATACAAATAAGCTAGACGCAATACGAGGATTAAGTGCAGCAACAGTTTTTCCAGAACTAGCTCATTTACTATGATTAAAGAAATAGTATGCAATAAACGAAAACTAAATGTTTAATGCAGTTATTGAGTTATAATCATTCAGTTCTTTTGCTTTTGGTACACACATTCCACATCCACAACGATCGTTTGGACATATAATAGGACCGCTGGATACGGCAGTTCTAGCATACTCTAGTATTTTATGAGGCTCTGTTAAACTGCCTAGTGGTCCACGTTTGCCTCCGTGTAATGCTTGGCAAGTTTGATGATGATACACTAATTTTAAATGTTGATCAATATGCATAAAATAACGGTTTACTGAACAATGCCAACCTTTGAAATGATTGTCGACATGAGTTATTGGAACCCATTCATTGTCAACTTTACCTTCCATGCACCTTCCGCCGCAACACCCTCGTCCAACAGCTGATCCTTCGCTTTTAGACTTTACAGGTTTTGGTTGTCCGATATAATCAAAAAACCATTCTTGTTGTTCTTCGCTGTAACTATGACTGGTTCTACGCATTGATCCGTCAGTATCTTTAAACCAGCCACTACGCTCAATGGCCCCGTCGCCTATTGGTATTGGCTTGTGTTTAATTCCTAAATCTTTTAGTAAGTAACATACACCTTGTACTTCTTCAAAGTAGTCAACATGCATCATTACATTAACCTGTAACCAAATTCTAGATTCGCCTAGTCGTTTTATATTTTCTAAAACATGAGCTTTAGACTTTTCATTGCCTTCTGGATGGTAACTAACAGTTAGTCCGTGAAACAGATCTAAAATTTCTTCAGTCCGCCTTGGGTTCCATACTCCATTAGTTGTTAAGCCGCAACTAAAGTTAGGTTCGTTGTCGCTAATGTGTTTTGCTAATTTCCAAAGTGCAGGATTAGCAGTAGGCTCACCCCCAGTAAAGTCAATATTTACTTCCTGTCCGGCAGTGTTATATATTTTAGTATATTCTTTAATAAATTCAAAGGTTTTAAATAACTCTTCGTAAGAATGATAAGAGCTATATGTATCGTGCCTAGAAATTTCACAGTATGTGCAATCATAGTTACACCGTCTTCCTGTGTCCCATGTTATCATCATCTTTTCAGGATTAGGCAAGTTAATGGCAGTTGTTTTAATCATTCTGCTACCTTAGTTAGTGGGATATCTGCTGCACATGTACACCATTTGCGTGTACATACTATAGCTTGACTAGGATGTTCAAAAGTTCCGTTGTATATATTACCCAAACTTCCGCCTACTCTACAAGTAGCACGATGAACTTCGCCGTCCCAGTTGATCATTAAACTTTCAATACCTGCATTACATTTCCAGCCTTCGAACTGATTTAGTTTGTGCTTAATGACATCATTAGCATGTATTTCTTCCGTGTCATCAATGATAACATTAGGCTTTACTGTTGATGCTTTATTAAGTATCCACTCTAAATCTTTTGGATCATAACGCATGTCATCAAACCAATCTCTATTATCGGCTTCTGTCCAACGTATACGTCTAATCACATACGGAATACTGTGACCATCAAATACCGAAGTAGCAGATCTTACCTTGGCCATATATTCATGGTGTGCCATTATGTTAAGTTGAAAAGGCAATTCGTCAGTTTCGTTTCCTTGAGCCCAAATTAAGACATTACTAATTACTTTATCGACTACTTCGTTATCAAAGTGTATACTGAATACATAATGATTTACTGGCAAACTTTCATAAAAGGTATAAGGCAATGTTCCATTTGTTGTTACATTAATCCATTCAACTTTATCTCGGGCGTATGCTAATATTTCTTTGATCTTAGGATGCACACAAGGCTCACCGCCTGTAAAACTAAGTCTTATAGGTTTGCCTATTTCTACTAACTTGTCTATTGCATCTTTAAATGTTTGCAAAGGAGTGTGTGGGCTAAAGTTATCATGAATTTCAGCAGGACAATATCCACAATCTAAATTACAGCGTTTACCCATATTCCACTCAACCCGTATACTATCTTGATGCGGCCACTTACTTATAACTTTATACATATGGAGCAAACTCTGGATTAGATGCAAGGAAGTCTTGTCCGCGAGTCTCATCTAAACGCTTGTTAAACTCTATACAGTCTTGCCAATGTGTTTCATGCATGCACTTTGCTTGTAAGAAGTTAATATTATCTTGTATCTGTTGTAGTGTTACAGTTTCTAATAGTTTATGCTGTTTAACCATTGGGTATTCTAATACTTCTGTTTTCATTTGTTCTAAACGTGCTATTACTTTTGTCTTCAGTTCAGGCGGCAATACTTGCGCACTTAGACTCATAGGATAGTTTACTCTGTGCGAGTAAAATATAATCCCCATTTTGTTAATAAAGTGGTCAATAACTTTGTCTATCTGCATAATGTTATTTGCTTGTACAGTAAATGCACCAACTACACGACTTACATTAGGAAAGCTCTTAAACACTTCGATGTTTTCTTCTATTACACTAAATTTACCATTGCCCCTAATGTATTCATACGTGTCGTATACACCGTCTATGCTCACGTTTACAGCTATGCTTTTAAACTTAGGCCAATAGTCGTGGATTGTTCTACCACCTTTAATGCCCAGCGTAGTACCGTTTGTAGCGTACTTTAGTTCAATGTTGTCGCCGTACTCTGCAAGTTTGTCTAGTATCTTATAATGGTATGGATCCATTAGAGGCTCACCGCCTGCAAACTCTACACGCCTAAAGAACGGTAGTAGTTTTTCAAATGACGTCCACCAATTGTCTGAGTTATCAAATGGACCAATATATTGTCCGGGTGTGTCTACTAGTGCATTAACAGTTGGTATTAGATAGTTGTCTTCTTTCTCGTAAAATTTAGTTACTTGTCCCCAGTCTTTCCAACTTGTACTGTCCAAGGGATTGCACATACGGCACTTTAAATTGCACAAGTTATTGAGCTTAATTTCCATTGTAGGAAACTCAAAAGGCATGCTATAATCATCGTCTAAAGCGTCTAGTGCATCAGGGTATAAGTTGACCCTTGCTTCGGGTATTACTCCTGCTGTATGACGCTGTCGTAAGCTCTCTACACCCTGATCTTCAAGGTCAAAGCATGGTTTACATACGTCTGGACGCTCACTATTAAGTACTTGTCTACGTACTTCTTTCATAGCATCGTTGTTCCATGCTTCTTCTAGGGTTTCTTTTTGTATCCAGCCAATGGGTTGACTACGGCAACATACTTTGATAGCACCGTCTTCTCGTGTAGCAAGTCCTGTAAAAGGATGCATACAAAATGTACAACTCTTAGACATTATCTATTCCCCATTGACGTTCCTTGCACCAAAAACATTCACCACAGATTGGAACATCTTGTCCAGGGGTATATGTTGTATAATTCAAACCTTCAAACTCTCCTTCACAACTACGAGTAAGATCTAGTAAATCTTCAATATTATTTTCATAGTACTGGCGTATAATCCAATCCTTTTTAGTATACACGAAAGGATGACATATGTCAACTCCATTATGCACAAAATGCGGAGCAATATGGCCTTCATCTCGTTCTGCAACCTTGCCAGGAATATCTATATCTGGATTCATATTTACGCCGCCGTATAACGCATCTAAGTTGTATTGGTGTGCAATGTATTCGTTGTGTGAACGCAATATAATTCTATTACCTGATTTCATTTTACCATACTCGTCTTTGATAAGATAATCAGTAGGCTCTTCTAATTCAGGTGGCACCAAATTTTTATGTACTATAAAGTTATTATTAAACCTGTTTTTAAACCAATCAATTACGCCATCGGCAATAGGCCCTTGCCATGGTCTTGTTTTCCAGCAACGTATTTGTGAAGTAAAATGTATATCAGCACTAGTTTGAGAACAAATTAAGTAAGCAAGTATTGCACTATCAGCGCCACCACTAAGACTGATTCCTATACGTTTCCACTGTTCGTTCAGATACAAGTTCATGCAAATATTTATGTACTAAATATTTTATAATAGATATTACTGGCAGGATTTACTATGCTACATACATTACCATATACTGTTGATTCGACACTTCTTAATGAAGCACAGGGTTCCGTTCCGGCTGTAGAATCTAAACTAACAATTAATCAACCAACTGGCAATTTCTTTTACGATCCGTGGGATATTAAAGAAGAATTTAAAGGCACAGTTTGGGAGACTCTTTTAAACACATTGCCTTTGGATATCGGCGAAGCAAGAATTATTGTACTTGGTAACGGAACAACCTATATGTCGCATACTGATATTGATGATAGATACCATCTAAGTCTTAAAGGACAATATTCTTTTTTAATTAATGTAGACGATGAGAAAATGTATCCTACAGTAGCAGACGGACAATGGTATGAAATGAATACTGGCCTACGTCATGTAGCAGCAAATTTTGGATCGTACGATCGAGCCCAACTTGTTGTAAGAAAACTTTTAAATAATCCAACTTTAGAAAATTACACAACTGTAACAATTAAGCCAATATGTGAAAATCCTAGATTTGAATTTGATGACTTAATTAGTCCTTGGTTAAATAAAATAAACAAACAGCACTTAATTAATAATTTTAGTATTTTGCAAGACGGCGTTTCATTTAATTTAGACATTGATGCTATACATGAATTAGATAATATAAATATTGATAAATTTAAGGTAATAAAATAATGAATCACGTACTTTTCTTTTCGTTAACCGGAAAAAGATGGGAACGAGCACTTTGGCCACACCGTGTAGCTACATTTTTAAGAATGAATGACTGGGATGCCGAGGTAGTAGACTTTACAGCATTTTGGGAATTAGAAGAACTACAAGAATTTGTGCGCAGTAGAACTACAAGTAAGACTGTTATGTTTTGTTTCGGCACTGCTTTCTTAAATCCTTGGAGCCCTTACTTAAATGATTTTATTGCTTGGTTAAAAAAAGAATATCCTGATATTCCAGTAGTAGTCGGCGGCAACAATGCGTTAACAACTCCTGCTGATAATGTAGATTATTGGGTGGACAGTTACGGAGAAAATGCCATCCTTGCATTGTGTAAACATTTAATAGGCACATTAGGAGCTCCTCTAAGATCCGATCCTACTTTTATGGGAAGCAAGAATGTTCTTAGAGGATTGTACCACTACCCATCGGCACCGCTAGACAACTACCTTGTGGACTACGAAACACGAGATTTTATAATGCCGTATGAATGTCCTCAAATCGAAACTGCTCGTGGATGTATGTTTGAATGTAGCTACTGTAATTTTCCTCTGTTAGGACAATCTAAAGACGTTAGTGTAAGTAAAGAAGAATTCAAACGACAGATGCAGACTGGGTACGAGAAGTGGGGCATTAAGAATTGGCGTGTAATGGACGAAACATTTAATGATCGTCCTTCGAAATTACAAAAGTATGCTGATGCAGTAGACGAACTAGGATACAATCCTTGGATATGCGGCTTCGCCCGCGGAGACTTAGTTGTTAAACATAAGGAGCACTGGGACACTTATATTAGACTAGGGTTCCTAGGACATAGTATGGGACTTGAAACTTTTAATAGAGAAGCAGGCAAACTTGTACGTAAAGGTATGGATCCGACACAAATACAAGAAGGCTTATTGGAATTTCAAGAATATACGGATATTCATGCTCCTAAGAGATATAGAGCAAACATACAATTAATCTGCGGTATACCAGGAGAAACACACGAGTCTTGGCATAGTTCATTAAATTGGTTAAACACTAAATGGAATAGACAAAGCGCCAGCGCCCATATTTTAGAAATTGGCGATTATGACGAAAGCCTTACAAACCAAAGCCGATTTACTAAACAACTTAAAGACAACGGCTTGTTGAAGATCGAGGCTAAACAAAATCCAGGGTATGACGTATATAAAGATGCTAACGGAAATGTTGTCTTTAAGTCTACTACTCCACGAGGTGGCGGCGTAGGCAGCACTCGCAATGACATTGTTATATGGAAACACAATACTATGGATTGGCACCAAGCGCAGAATTTAGTAAAAGAATTTTATTCAGATGATGGGTTTATTGGACTTAGAGGATGCAATCCGTTTTTATCAGATAGATTATTTGTGCTAACAGAAGCAGAACGATATCAAGATATTTACGATATAAACATGTCACAGACAGATACTAACGATCCTAAGTTTAAAACTTTTGTGCAAAATTACATCGATAAAAAATTAAATTATACACCTAGTAATTAATATCCAATTATGTGAAACATAAACTTTGGGGTCATGCCTGCGTTAATGCCGCTATGCCATTCGTAATAATTATTCCAATGGAATAATGATCCAGCCGGACAGTTATACAAATAATCTTGACCTAGCATAAAAATATGTCCAAGAACTTTATTACCTAGTGACATACTGTAGCGTTTGATTTCGCCCTGTTTTAAATATTCTTGTTCGTGGTCATCTACGTCCCAGTGCCAAGGTGCATAATATCCGGGGTCAACTCTACTAATCCATGCACGATGCACACCTTTTAAATTTAAATGATCTGCAACATCATCAACAAACTCTTGTGGAAAATGTTCGTTGGGATAATAGTTTGTCCACTTCATAGCATTGGTATTAAAATTAGCCTCCTTCCAGATAGTATGTATCTTTCCGTATTCGCTATTATCTAAATTCCAACGACTTGGATCGGTGGTAACATCTGAGCCTTGTTTGTCTTTTAATGATGTTGTTAGATCTTTGTGATCATAAACATTAACAAACGTACAGCTCTTTAAATTATTGTGGTCCATAAGTATACTTATCGCTTGTAAATGTATGATAAGTATAGTTATGAATACAAGTAATTGGAAATATTATTACAAAAGAACAGCTGATCATGTAACAGCATCATCTAACATGTTATATACAGCCTTAATGAATCCAACTAACGATATTTTATGTAAACATTATTGTATCAATGAAGATTATCAAGGCCATCAGCCCGGTATGACACAAGAGATAGTTGATTTCTTTTTTGAAAGAGAAGTGCGATTTTTAGAAGAGTTACAATATTTAAGTTGCACTCCTAAACTTCTCAAAGTGGATCGTGATAATAATAAAGTTTTTATAGAATGGAATACAGAAACATTATCGCAGATAGTATTTGACCCAAACAGATCAATAGATGACGAATTTCCTAATTGGAAAGATCAATTGTATAGCGTTGTAAAAGAATTTAAAAATAGTAAACATTATAAATTAGCACTCTATCCACATTGTTTCTTTATAAACAAAGACGGCGCAATAAAAGTTATTGACTATTACTCAGTTGTTCCACATGATGATTCTTTTATTGAAAAAAAGTTAATAGCAGGCATGATTGGAGACCAAGGATCTTATAGGTTTGACCAATCAGAAACTGACGGCGTAATCGATCTCAAAAATTTCTTTAATCTTACAATGAACATACACTTGCCAAAGTGTTGGCCCGACTGTCCATTCCCAGAGTTTTTTAATAAATTATATTAATCGTGTAATGTGATTTGTAATGTAAGTCTTGGATTGTAACCTATGTTAGCAGGACCGTGTATACATTCAGGATCGCTCCATTCGTACAAATCACCTGCTTTATAGTTAGACAACATTTTATCATCATACGCAAATATGTGTCCAGGCTCCCAGTCTTGTAAAAACATTGTATAACGTACAAAGTTACCAACTTCAGTTAAGTGTGGATCAATGTGCATTGCTTGAAATTCACCAGGGTATAACTTTACAAACCACCACGGCGAATGTTTTCTAGTTTCTGGTAGTTCAGGATATACAAAATCATATCCTTCCATTTCTGGTGATCCTGCGTTAAGCTGATGAAAGAAAAACACATTCTTTGAATATCCAGGCCTTGCCATTTCTTTAAACTTTTCTAAAGTCTCGTTTCCGGTCCACCGATCCGGTTGCCATACTGGTGTGCATTCACCTTGTTTACTGGTTAACATTTCTATAATGTTATTCTCAATAATCCAATCAGCGCAATTACCTATATAATTCATTGTACATCATAAGAGCTAAAACATGCAATCATTCTTGTGCTCCATCCTATATTACATGCACCGTGTAGTGCCTTACTATCGTCGTAGACAAACAAATCGCCTTTTTTGTATCCAGTTGCAAGTTGATCCTCATAGATAAACACATGTCCTGGTTCATAATCTTGCAAAGCCATCCAGTAGCGTTTGCTATTTTTTTCTATAAGAGCATGTGGGTCTTTATGCATAGGCATTTTGTCGCCTGGATTCATCTTTATAAACCACCACAAAAATTCACCTTCTAACGGTATAGGTGACTTAACGTCAAAAGGAAACGTATCCGGCTCGTAAATATACCAATACGTTTGTGTTAAATCGTATCCGTGTTCTGCTGCTTTTCTAAATTCTTCACTATCAGGATTTCTGCCACCTCCTGGTCGACATGTGCCATCATTAGCTTTTATAAAGTCAATCCACTCTGGCTGTATCCAGTCTGCGTAATTACCTAAATATTTCATTAATAACTTTCCATCTTATCTATGCCCAAAGTTTTACGGAACTCTTCTGTAAACTTACCATCAATGCGTAATGCATAACTTTGTTCCATAATGCGCTCACCACCATGCCAGTCTTGATCATTCCACCAAGCTGCTCTAGTATTAAGATATGTTTTGTTTTTAGTTTCGGGGTCCCATAAATAAAATGCTTTTTTAGTATTAGGACGAATATGTATAAATTCGTTATTGTGTGGAAACGATTGATTCATTCCGTTTTTAGCATCAAGGTCTCTGTGTTCAAACGGAACACCGTCTGCTTCGCAATGAAAGAATATAACACGACCGATGTGTTCAAATATATTGTCTTTAATTAATTGTTCTGTCCATTTTACTGTTTCAGGAAAATGTTGCGCTTCTTCTGTTAGTTTACGTTCTGCTGTTCTGTCGTCCCAAGACCCTTCTTCCCAAAGGAAATAATAAATGTAAGGGTCATATGCACCTAGAGCCATTTTTAAATAACGTGTAAACATGTTACGCTGTTTGTAATCTCCAAAGTCCGAAGGCATAAGTTTCATCCCTTCAATCTTAATAGGATTGTCATCTGCTAGTAATTGAAATTCTTCTAATGCTTGATAGATAGGTTTCCAATTTAACGTATAGCTCATATCTTCAAAAGTAAAACCAGGAGCCATCCATGTACCTTCCTTTGCATATTCTCTTGCTGTTGCAAAGCCATGTATTATTTCTGGTTGTAACTTTTCGAAAGTTTCCATATCAAGATACTTTTCCATATCAAAATACGGTATTCCGTTAATTCCTCTATTTGCCATAATTATCTATCCATTCCTTTGGTATTGTGTCGGGTAGCAGTTTTCTTTTGTTTACTGCATGGTCTCTTAGTATAACTTGATGCACTAACGGACTTGGCGGCTTACCTGGAAGTATATCAGCAATTGCTTCAGTTTGCACTTCAGATAAGTCTAATGTTTTAGCATCTGGCCATTGTATAATTTTAACTACAATATTATTAATAATAAGCGGGTAGTGAGCTCGGTTGCCGTCGTTGTGGTCCATCCCAAGACTCCAGTTATTTTTGGTAGCTATTACCTTTGTTTCTCTTACTAATTCAGACATATAAATTTGTGGGCCGCCGGGGAATCGTCCAATGTCAGCACCGCAGCGTACTCTATATTGCTTACATACATCTAATCCAAATTCTTGTATTTCTTCTAAACAATATTCTAACTGTGTCATGTCTTCTAATGTATAACTAACATTTTTAATTGCTAGTCCTATTTCGGTACAATTTTTAATACCTTCCATCTGCTTTTTGCGCACGGTATGACCTTGATAGTCGGGATGGTTGAGCCCAAATGTCCATGCAACATTCTTAAAGTCTTTAAACTTTTCAGCATATTTACGATTTGACATATTAACGCCATTGGTTAAAATCATAATACCACGAGGCTTTCCAGGAAGTGATTGTATAGCTGTTATTAACTCAGGCAAATCTTTTCTTGTAGTAGGCTCCGCTCCTACTAATGCAACAGGGTATCCGTCATCGGGCCAGGATTTAATTTTTTCTAATATCGATAAAATTGCTGGATCTATGGACTTGTTATCAGGTTCTTGATAACAATGCGGGCATGCTAGATTGCATTTATTAGTTGTCTCTAGAAAGTAGCTTCCTAATGCATGTCTTGGATAGTTGTAATTTAAATAGAACTCTGCATCGGGCTCAACAAGATGTTCAACGTATCCGTGCTCTGGGCATGTCTTACTTAACCATATTTGATTATCTCTTTCAAACCTAGTTGCCGGTACATGTCGATAACATTGTTCGCAAATTGATAATGTATCTTTAAGTTTTCTCATTAAGTACTCACTTTTTAATTATATACTCATATTTACCTATAAATATCAGTAAGGAGCAATGTTATGGAGTATTATTGGAACAACGTGCCAGGTGCTGGACTTTGTAGGAACAATTTAATCTATACTAGTTTAATTAGCAAAGACGAAAAAACATTTTGTCAATGGTATTACAATGATGAAAAGTATCATGGTGGCCAAAATCAAGTAGTTGATGCTACCCTAATGCAAGAAAAATTTGATAGAGAAGTCGAATACTTGCTACTCATGCAACAGAATTATCCGCAATATATTCCAGAAATTATAGATATAGATATAGAAAAGAGAAAAGTATATCTAAGAATACAAGGTCCTGACTTTTGGGAACTTGCAGGTTGCGATCAAGAAAACTATGATAACGTATTACCAGATTGGCAAGAACAGATGCTAGACATAATTCAAGCACATAAGAATCTAGGTATTTACAAATACAGTATGCACCCTAGTAGTTATTTTGTAGTAGACGGTAAGTTAAAAAGTATTAACTACTTCTTTGCGTATAATGAACAAGAGGGGCCTATTAGTATAGCAGATCACTCTAGTCATATTTACAGTACACGCCAAGAAGAAATGCGTAAACATATTGAATCATTAGGCATTGAGTGGGATACTCCTCAACCTTTAGACTTATTAGAACAACTATGTTGGGAAAGTTTTAGAAAAAACTATCCTAACGACTTTATAGAGAAAGCTAAATGTATAAAATAATTCCTTGGAATAAAGACTTAGACTTAACAGACTTTTATAAAGATGCTGCTGCCCGCGGGTTTGAAAATAATTCATCTCAACATATGCTGGTAGATTGTTTTCGCAAAGAAGCTAAATGGCAAACTTGGATATTGTATTATAATAATGCAGCAGTAGGAAGTGTAGCAGCACATACATTCGACGATGTTATGGGTCCTAACACGTTTAGAGTTGCTGCTAGAACGTGTGTATTTACAGACAAGTTACCTTTAGTTAGTTTAAGGACACGCAATCAGATTGTTACACATCAACATGCAACTGGACAATTTTTAATTCCTGCTTGTTTAGAATGGCTTCCCAAAGGAGCTAGAGCATTTATAACTTCTAACGAAAATGAAGCAGGTACCCAAAAAATAGTACACAGAGTATTTGCTCCTGCTATGGAAAAAACAGGGCAAATGAAACATATAAAAGATGTGTTTTATAGAGGCACTAATCAAACAGTGTGGGAAATTTTTCCAGACAAGTTTTTTGAAGAATTAAATAAACATCCTAGATGGTAAAGTGAGGTAAGTTGTGCAAGAAAGTGCAGAAGAATTTTTAAAACATTTAAAGAAAGATTTACATCAGCATATAGATGCTTTTAAAGAAAAAACTCGATCTTTTAAAATAGGTCATATAGAGGATATTGATAAGTTTTTTGACGAATACTTAGATAAACTATTTGACAGTAAAACTGATCAAAGAATTTTTGATTCTATTAAAACTTTACGGTTTCTTGAACCGCATCATGTAGATGGCTGCAAAGCAATTCTTGACCGTATGAGTTTACTAGAACAAATGCCAAAAAATGCTGTAGTAGCAGAGATAGGTGTTGATAGAGGTCGGTTTGCAGAACGTATATACGAGGTTACACAGCCACAAAAGTTACATCTCATTGATATTTTTCAATACGATTATCAACTAAAATCAGTAGACAGCATATTTGATCAAAAAGAAAACATAGAAATACATCAAGTGGACTCCGCAGAAGCAGGAAATTTGTTTAATGACGAGTATTTTGATTGGGTATATATAGATACTACTCACACATATGAAAGAACCAAAGCAGAACTAAATTCATTTGCAGATAAAATAAAACCAGGCGGATTCATCTCAGGTCATGACTACTTTCAGGTTGGTGTATCAAATGGGTTTTCATACGGTGTAATGAGTGCAGTACACGAATTTGTAGTGATCAATAACTGGAAACTATATGCTGTTACGCTGGAACCTTTAGAAAACCAAAGTTTTGTTATACAAAAACCAGATAAGTTTTTTGAAGAATTAAGTAAATATCCTAAATGGTAATATTAGTTTAAGTTTACCCAAGCAGATCCGTCATATCCTTGGAACTTAGTTCCAGTTGTGTTAAACACCATCATGCCTGCTGTTGGAGTTGGAATAGCTGCATCACGTGCTGCATCATCTGCATATCTACCAGGAGTAATAGCACCTTCTGCTTTAAACTCGCCACCTAACCCAAACATGTATGTATTGAATGTACTACTACCTGCACCAATAATAAGACTTGCAGTAGATTTTGGAAAATCATCAGTGATATCAGCATCAGCTGCAAGTTCCGTAATCATTAACGCTGTAACTTTTCCTGCTGCAGAAACAGCATCATACGCAGATATCTTCCAACCACCTACTATCTCTCCTGCTAAAACTGAAGTTGGAGTAGTAGTTGAACCCTTAACAGAAAGGAAATCTGTGTAAGGAAATCCGCCGCCTGCACCAGTAGTAACCGCAGTTATCTGTAATGGTACTCTGTTACCGCCGTTGTTTAAAATAATAGGACTAAGTGCAGTATTTGGAGCAATTGTATCTAAAGTAATTCCTGGTGTAGTAATTGTGCCGTCAGTACCGTCAACAATTTGTGTACTATCATCGCCAAATACGCTACCAGTTACATCGCCTGTGATGTTAATAGGGTATGTAGCACCGTCAATTAATCCACCTGATACATCTGTACCATTTACCCAGCCAGCACCGTCATATTTTAATACTTGTCCTACTGTAGGAGTGTTAGATGTTGTATCTACATCTTGTAGTGCATTAATTGATTTATCTGATAGTATAGTTGCATCGCCTGGCATCCAGTGACTCATGCCTTGATCCCAAACTAATGCTTCACCATCATTTGGAATATGTCCTGCACTTGTAGTATCTACATCACTTAAATCATCTATATTTAAATCGGAGTTAGCAACGTCTACTGCAACACCACCTACTGTAGTTCCGTCACCTACATAAAGTTTCTTAGTATCTGTTGTATATATTATTTCGCCTTCAGCTGGCACCGGAATGCTCACACCGTCAAGTGTAAGTCTTTGTGCATCAGTGCCTCTTCTTAATCGCAATGCCATTTTATCTTAACTCCTAAAATTTAAGTCTACATATGTATTTATCACAAAAGGTCTATTTCCTTTTCTTCATAAAGATCTTTGTACGCTTAGTAATGTCTTTTTTTACACGTTCTATGTCAACTACAAAATTAACACTTTGAAGAACGTCTTCGTACTCGTCCATTAGATCTTCCATACTTTGCTCAAATGCTTCAGCGTTATCACTAATTGATTGTGTAGGGTCGTTCTCAATTACCCATATTTTACCGTCTGTAAACGTGACTTCCACAGCCTTAATGTACTCAGTAGGAACGACTTTGATGTCGATATTACCAAGTACTTCAGGCCATTTGTCAATTACTTGCTTGCTTAACTTATTTTTCTTAGGCACTTTGAGCGGACTTCTTACTAGTTTTCTTCGTAGGTACTAGTTCTTCCGCTTGGCGCCTTAGTTGAGCAGCTTCTTTGCTTAGTCTATCTGCTTGTGAGCGATAAGACTTAGCTAAATCGTCATCACTTAATACACCGTCTGTTGATGTAGGTGCTACTGGTGCAGCTTCAACAGGCTTTGTTATTGACGCATCTGATTTATCAACAGGCGCATTTTTTGGTTGTAATGCTAATGCTTCAACTGTAACACCTTTTTGCTTTGCAATTGCTTCATTTAATTCTGAAAGCATTACAGTATTTTTCATATCTGGTGTCATTTCGATCTTGTCAGTTGGCATCTTAGCAAACTTACCTGTAGCAGCAAATGCTCTTAGCATGTTTCTACCATCTGGTAAAACAGCTCTGTCCATTGCTTCTGCTAGTTCGTATGCTGTTTGACCTGCATTACTTTCAACTAAGTTCATTAATGCATCGTGTGCATCTGACTCTAAGCTATCAGTAAATACTACCAAACACTGATCTGATTCTTTTGGTACTACACGGTACGCTACTACGGCCCGTCTTTTTGGGTTAATCTGTCTTCCAATATGTTTCATATTATTCTCCTGTTGGAGCCTTTTCAGCTTCTGATTGTGCATCTTGTTGTGCTTGTACAGCGTTTAAAAATGCTTCTAATTTACTATACACTGTTCCGACTGTAGTCATTTCGTTGGGCTTAAATGCTCCACGTGTAGATGCAACATCAATGATTGATTTCATTGCTGTTAAATCTTGTACAGTAAGATCTGGTGCGGGTGCTTGTTCAGTAGCAGGTGTTGCTTCTGTGTTTGTTTCGTCGCTCATAATTTATAATCTCCTATATTAATATATATGCGTACTTTATTTATTTGTACTTCAAATGTGGACAAGCCAACATGAAATAACTCGCTTCTTTTGGATCTTCAAAACCTACTTTAAGATGATCCGAATCACGCGAAAGATAATATCGATTCTTTAGATTTTCGCAAATCCATTTATCAACAGCACTTTGCATGTTGTATCTTTGATTTATTGACAATACTTCAAAATGACTAGGGCAATGATGAGTTTGTCTTACACCAAAAAAGTTTAATGGGTTAGGCTTCTTGAGTTTCATAATGTGCTGTTACTCCAAATGGTGCTTGTAGGTTCTTATCATGATGACTGTGTATTACAAATACTGTATCACAGTAATCAGGATCGCCCCAACTATCCCATGCATAACCATCAGTAAACATTAAGAACTTTTTAGGCGTAATACCTTCTTGTTCCATGTATGTCCAGTTACACATAAAGTCAGTTCCGCCACCACCCATAATTTCATAGTCGAGTAAACTATCAGCACCGTCGGCACTAAAGTCACACTCGTTATAGACCTTAGTATCAAAACACCACAATTTAATATTGTAGTCTCTGTACTCGTCCATAATACCTTGTACTTCACTTAGGAAGTCTCTACCTTGTACATCACCAATTGAACCGCTCATGTCAATTGCAATACAAATATCTATTGTTTCAGCAAAGTTCATACCTGGAAGTATCGCACCAGTATGCCATCCTTTACGTGACGGACGACTAAATGTATAATCACTTTTAATAGTTGATTGTATTTGTTGACGCAATAGTTCACGCCAGTTCATTTTAGGTTCAGTTAATTCTTTAATTAGTCTATCTACGCCTTTAGGAATATTGCCAGCGCCTGCACTTTGCGCGGCTGAAACCATATTCTCTTTTATTTCGTCACGTATCTTTTTAAGTTCGTCTTTAGAATAAGTAGGACGACCTTCGCCCTTGCCTTCTTTACCTTTAGCGCCTTTGTTGCTTTCACTATCGCCTTCGGTCCAGTCAAGGTGTTCGTCTAATAATTCACCTAATTGTTTAAGCTCGTCTTCGTCATACTTTTCAAACAAGTCGTCATAAACTTCTTCTGAAGTCCAGTTTTCGTATTTAAAGTCTTGATAACATTCGACTAGCTTAGGCTTATGGCCAATGCTATCTCGTACAAGAATATTGTTTACAACGTAGTCCTGTGCAATGTTAGACAGCATAGCGTCTAAGTTACGGTCTTGCCATGTTCTACGTTCTAAGTGATCAAATACACAATGTAAAATTTCGTGTGCAATAACAAATTCAATTTCTTTATTGTCCATTGCGTTAAAGAATTGCGTATTAAAGTATAAGTTACGACCATCTACGGCCGCTGTAGGAATCCAATCATCAGCCGCTTGGATTCTAAGACGTGTTGCCATATTACCAAAGAAAGGGTGCTTTAGTAGTAAACCTACTCGTGCAACAATAATGCGATCTAAAACTTCTACACGCATATCTTCTAATTGCTGAGGAGTAATGTCTGGATCTGGTTGCCAGTGTTTTTTACCTTCTACGCTCATGTGCTATGTCCTTTCTAATTTATAATACTATTATACAAGATTCTGTTCTAATTGTCAACCACAAAAGTGATAGAGCGGGTTCGACCCCGCCCTATCGTTTTGCTTAAGAACCCTGTGCAGCCTTAATGTACTTACCATAACGTTCATGGAATTCATCAAAGCATTCAACAGCGTCTGGATCAATGGGCAATGAATACTGTGTTAGTGCGAGCTTAATGCCCATAACAACTAATTCAGTATCAAAGTTATCCATTGAAAAGCGCAGGAAGTTGTTGACTTTCTTATCGAAGTCTTTATCACCTTTCTTATCAGCTTCTTGTAGCTCATAACATAATGACACAGTGAGGGAATACATAGCACTGATTTCTTTACTGGTCATCTCAGTGACATTTCCTGCTAGGATATCAGTTGGATTAGGCATCTTGGACGCAACTTTACGGTGCGCCATAAACTTGACAGCCAAGCCTTCTCCTACTGATCCACTTACCAAGTCTGTGGTAGTGGTATCGTCTAGATCGTCTTCAAGCAATTCGCTTACAAACGACCATGAACGAGGTGTTGCAAAAGAACGACTTGGTGAACGAGGATCGAAATCGTACAAGTCTTTCTTTGCAAAAGTCAAATAACCTACAACATCTTTGTGTATGTTGTTAACAACAGCCCACTGGAACCAATCATCAAATGATACAGCAAGTTCTAAGTGAACAAAACGGTTGGCTAACGGAGCAGGCATTCTGTATGTAACACCTTTGTCTGCTTCACGGTTACCAGCTGCAATAATTACAACATTGTCTGGTAACTTGTAAGTACCAACCTTACGGTTAAGAATAAGTTGATAAGCCGCCGCTTGTACCGCAGGCGCCGCAGAGTTCATTTCGTCTAAAAACAAAATGATCATCTCATGCTGTGCAGCCATTTCATCATCTGGTAGTTCGGCCGGCTTAGCCCATGCCATTGTGTTGTCATTTGCACTATAGTACGGAATACCTTTAATGTCTGTAGGTTCCCAAAGTGACAAACGAACGTCAATGACGTGTGCATTTAGGTTGTCACCGATCTGGTGAACAATGTCTGATTTACCAATACCTGGGGGTCCCCAAATAAAGATAGGGCGTCTCTTTTTAATAGCATGCCCAATGCTAGATTTTGCGCCATTTGGCGAAACAGTTCGAGTGATTGCAGTTTCCATATTATATTACCTCTTGAGTTATCAGTGCTTAATTTCTAACTATACATATAGTATACACTCTACACGCTAAAAGTCAACCTTTTTCTGCAATTTTTTTAATTTTTATTGTCTTTATTTTGTCTATTAAGTGCTTTGCTAAGTCCATACTTACGCATATCACCTGAGAAAAGAGTTAGTTCGACCGCCTTCTTTTGGTTCGTAACTTGAATACCTTTGTGACCTATATAGTATGGACAGTCAATAAATTTGTCTAAGAATATGATTACTTGTGTTGTAAATGGCATATCTGCTGGAAACGGTATATCGTATGTTGCTAAATCAATCTTTGTTAACAGATCCATGCCTGCTTCAGTAAGCCTAAGTCCGCCTTCTTCTTTATTACGGGTGTTGTGCCACCACAACGGCATATGCTCCTTAACAGACAGTTCGTTATAACTTTGTCCTAACTCTTTAAGGAATATTTTGGTATAGGTTTCTTTCCAGTTCATTCGGTTACAATGACGCCGGACTGTAACTTATATACTTTAAAGTCGTCACACCCAAATAGATCATTTAATTTATGAGCTAAGTTATGTGCATGCCCTGGATTAGAAAAACTAGTTTTCTTATATTTAGGTCCAGGGTAATTAGTTAAAGCATTTGAACTTTTTAAGTTGAATGGTTTTTCTTTATAGAACACAGCCCAGATAAATTCAGCATCTAAGATCTGCTCACATCTATAATTTTTTTTGTTGGTGTATTCTAATAATACAGTTGGTTTTGGTCTACTCATATATACGTACCTTAATTAACTACGTATATATTTATCTCTTTTTTACGTTAAATGCGTACTTATTTCCATTCCGAACCACCGTCTAATTGAACCTCTACGGGCTCATTATCGATGTTTTGTACATGCTCTTTAATAAACAGTTCCATATCACCATTAAGTCGAGACATTACTTCACCTAAAGTAAATGCAAGTCTTTTAGCATTTTCAATATCTAATCTAACATCTTTAGCTCTACTAGCGTCAGCACTCTTAACAGTTTGAATAAACTGTTGTACTGGAAACGTGTTTATAGGATCAAGTTTGTTGATTGGCATTTGATAGTTCCTGTCGCATTGTAAGGTCGTTCTTAAATGGGCCTTTATAGTCGTAGCGTTCTAATGTTATTAACTTAGGGCAAAAACTCTTTACCCAACCTTTATCAAAGTGAATAATATAAAATCCTGCACAATACAAGCTCTTGCTTTTAACACTTTTAGTAAACAATGCAAACTTACGATGTACATCATAGATTACGTTGTAGGGTGTTGTACTAGTTGGAAACCCATAAATTTCTTTAGTAGTTTCAATCTTTACAGACTGATCCTTATCAAATATAGTAACACCTAATAACTTTTCTACTTGTTTCTTTGAATCATAAAAAATGACTCCGGTTTCTGAGGAAAGCATAAACTTTTCATCATTAAAACTTAATGTACCTAATTTTTCGCCTGCTTCTTCGACGATCCAAAATTTATCTTTTAGTATTGTTTTTGCTTTTAAGCTCATTTAATATATCTCGCTTGTAAAGGTTCTGCATAGTATTGAGCTTGATCAGCAATACGTTGCATATCCCATTTAGCACAGAACTTCATAAGACGCATACCAACTTGTGCTATCTCTTTAGGATTATCTGTTGCTTCGTTAATTGTTTCATCTATAATAGAACGTATTTCTGTAGGTTGTGCTGTTAAGTCGCATAGTACAACATTACGAGTATAGTCATCCAGTACACGATGTTCTACACCTTCATGATCAGTCCAGCGTTGTAACATCATGTTATTCCAATTATAGCCTTTAGTATGCTTATCAGCATATGCTTCAATAAGACCTACTTTGTTCTTAGTGCCTTTCTTACGTACACCAGGGTAAGCACTAAACACGTTGTCACTAGTGTCGCCACGCATACACTTTTCAAACAACATAAAGTCAGGATCAGGTGCAGGCTTTTCTAGTTTAGTTTTCTTGTCAATAACAGGATTACCTTTCTTATCAAAGTAACCTTCGTGTGTAATAGTTAAGTCTTGTATGCCGCTGTATTGTGTTACGTTAGGTGCAATAAGTTGTGCAAAGTCACCGTCAGTACTAATAATAACATGTTTGTCGTTAGGGTGTGCTTGTACCCAACCAGCAATAAGATCATCAGCTTCTAGTTGTCTGTGTCGCATAACAGTACAGTTAGTCTTATCACTTACAAAGTTCTTAAACTCGTCAAAGATTTCCCAAAACACTGTATCTTCTTCACTTTCAGTTACAGTCATCTTATCACGTGCAACTTGTCTATTACGCTTGTAAGGTTCGTAAAAGTCTTTACGCCAGCTACGGCCTTCTAAACAAAATACAACATGTGTGCCGCTAAAGTCTTGCCATGCCTTTTTAACACTGTTAAGTGTAATATGCATAGCCATGCCTACTTTAGTGTCAATGTCACCACGTACTACATGCCTTGCACGAAAGAACGTGTTAGCTGTATCTACTAGAATATAAGTTGCCATATTATGAACACCCCGATATACAAATTGATAAAATGTTGCCATTCTGTATGAACGCAACAAGTAGTGTAATGCCTAAAATTTCTAACATAGTTTTGCCTTTATGTAAATTATAGTACTATTATAGCACCAGATCTGGCTGTTGTCAAGCATTAAGATACTTCTGACTTACCTTTGTCAATTGGTACAACATTAATGTATCCTGCGGCTGTAGTTGGATCTTGACCTTCTTCAGTTAGCATTTGTCTAATTAAACTCTGGAACCAAGCATCAACAATTTGTTCGTTTGACTCGCCTTTATAACCTGCATCAAGTAATTGTTCAATAAACTCATTATTCCAATCGATCTCAAAGAACCCGTTCTTTATATCTTCCGGATTAATTTGTGTATCTAGTACAGCAACCCAAGGCTTTTTATCTTTAGTTGCTTGTTCTTTTTCTGCTTCAAGTGTTTCACGTCTAATTTCTTCAGACGTTTTTACCTTTTCTTTAGTTTCTGTAATTTTAGGTTGTACGCCTAATGCTGTTTTTATTTTATTCCAATTCATAGTCCTGCCTCCCTTACCCGTTTTTCCAAGTTAACATTGCTAACGGGTTTGTTTTGTTTATTTTTAAATTCATCAACTTCATGTGGACTAAGTCCCCCATGCATTGCCGAATAAGTCGATGTGTAGTCTTGGGGTGAATCTCCAACCTTGCGCCATGCAAAGCTCGGCAACTTCCTTAACGTTGAGGGTATATTCCTCACTACGTCCTCCAAGCGGCATAAGATATACCGGACAGTCGATCCCGGCGCTCCTATACTCAGCAACAGCTTTTTTGACTTCTTCAACGTCAACACTGTCAGCCACAACAAACTTAAGATACAGTTTACTACCATGAACACCGAAATACTCACTAGCAATATCAGGGTTAATAGCGTCCTCCCAAGATTCTCCGCTGACACTAAGTTTTGGGGAACAACTCCAAGTAACTTCAAATCGTTCTTGATTACTGATATAGTCTCTAAAGTCGTCTCGTAACTTTTGAGAAGTATTTGTTTCAAATGTAACATTTTTTAAATCCTGCATACGTGGGTGGTCTAATAATTCGGTATAGAATCTTTGCCACCCTAACAAAGGCTCTCCTCCCGTAAAGATTAAATGGACATCTTGTCCATTGTCCATTGTCCACTTACCATCCGGAGTAAGTGATAACAAGTGTTCAACAACTTCGTCTACTGTTCTATCCATCATTAATTTTTTAAATTCAGGATAGATACTTGCATACGTGTCGCAACCTGTATGTATAATAGGCAAGTCATTGAAGTCTGTTGTTGTCTTATGCACATCACTAGCAATTAACTCTGCTACTTCTGGATTGTGCTTAACACCGTTAGCTTGGTTCTCAGCACGACTAGGTGCATCACGTCCAAGACCAAAGTTCATACAACGAAAGTTACAACCAAATGTACGAAGGAATACACTAGGTACTCCTACAAACTTGCCTTCACCTTGCACACTGTAAAATGCTTCTGAATATCTAAGTTTCATACTCTACTTCCCACATGCAAATTCTTGTTGGAGTTTAATATTATCCATAAACTCTTTCTTTGTACCTGCGTCATCTTTAAACGCACCTCTTAATACAGTTGTTTGTGTAAGACTACTGTGTGCTTTTACACCTCTGTTCTCTACACAACCGTGTGTTGCTTGTACATAAACACCTAAGTGTTCGGCGCCTGTTGCCTTCTGAATCTCACGTACAATGTCGTTTGCAAGTTCTTCTTGTAATGTACCTCGCATAGCACACCATTGTGCAATACGTGTATACTTACTTAAACCAATTAACTTGTCTGATGCAATAATACCAATGTATGCTACACCTTTAACTATCTGGTGATGATGTGAACACATACTTGTAAGTTCACTACGCACAACTAACATGCCTTCATAACGATCATCGCTGTCATTTGGAAATGCTGTTGCCGCGGGCATTGCTTCATAACGTCCTGCCATTAGCTCATTGATATACATCTTTGCAAGACGTTTACCTGTGCCGTTACTGTTAGGATCGTTTTCTGTATCTATTACAAGACCTTGTAATACGTCTTCAAACTTAACAGCAAGCTCGTCAATTAGTACTTGCTTTTCGCCGTCTTTAATAAAGTCTGAAATGTTGTCGCCGGCCCAGAAGCGTTTGTCTGCTTGTTGCAAACGGGCTTTTATCTCTTTGGATTTATCCATTTTTTTAATCTCCGATGTTTAGGCAGTGGATTGCCGTTAATAATACAATGCACAATATAACTTATATTATACATTGTATTTAGGTTTTTGTCAAGAATATTATGCAAAATATGTGTTTAACATTTCAAGACGATCATGTGCTGTAGACATAGCATCTAGTTCTTTCTGAATTGTTTCTACAATATCAGAGTGTTCACCAATACCTACAACTTTTTGCATGTATACTTCGACGTTAGTCTTATGCAATTCTATCTCTGCTTCGGCATGTAGTCTTGCCGCTTTGATCATTTGTTCCTTCAAGTCCATAGTTCCTTTCCTTTTAGTATTTTTGTTTAGATGGAATGACGCCTCGTACGCCACCTTTCGGATCTTCCATGTCTCCATCACGACGGAAGATTAAATGTACATGCGGATACATTACTGTTTGCCCCGCACTAGTACCTATATTTAGGCCAATATTATAACCAGTAACGTTATTCTTGGTTGTTGTAACATTATCGTTTCCCATTGACATAGCAAACTTAAAACATTTTTCTACACAATCCATAACATTTACTTTAGGTACTACTAACAAATGTCCTTCAGTTACAGGATACTTGTCTTCGTATACTACAAAGTCTCTAGTATCTAAGTACACGTTATCCCATGGTGCTCTGCCTTCTTGCTGAGCTTGTTCTAATGTATCAAGCGTCATACTTACCTACTATTTCCCAAGGGTAAACTAACCAAACATCATCTTCTGCTTTGTTAACTTCATGTGCAGAATATTGTACACCATGAAACGTACTTGCAAGATTTTCAGTTAGTGTAGCAAATCTTACATTGCGACCCCAAACAGTGCTCCATGATGCTTCATCAGGTAAGCAACTATTCATCCAATCTTGTTGTAGCCAGTTAAGTGTATTACCCGAGTCGTTTATATCATCGACTACAAGTATATTTTTACGTTTAGCTATGTCCCAGCGACTTTTATAAGTGCCACGATCTTCTTCGTCTACGTAACCAAATGCATCAGATGACATCCAAGTATTACTTTCACATTCACTATCGTCATCACGCAAACTAATTTTAACAGCTTCGCAACGTACACCTAGCATGTGACTAAGAATACTTGCAGGAATGTTTCCGCCTCTTGTAATACCTACAATATAGTCAGGCTTCCAATTATCTTTTTGCATCTGCATAGAAATATCTATGCACATTTTTTCAACATGGCGCCAACTGTAATAATGTTTCTTAATCATAGTATTATGTTTTCCTTGTATATTCGTTTACCAACTCATCTTCTGAAAGAACTTTTCCAATTGTTCTTTGCGTACCATCTTTTAAAGTACGTTCAATGATACCGCTGTTATATTCAACATCTACAACGCCACCTTGCTCAATGTCTTCAGGGTTTGTTTCATACCATAACGATGTAAGACTATGTGCATGAACAGACTTAACTTTACTAGCCCATTCTATTGCTTCTAGCTTCAACCTTTGATTTTCAACTTCTTCGTCATATTCGCTCATTTTACTTTACTCCTTAGCGAGGTAATCTTCGCTATTTTGCCATCTATAACCAATGCCTTGTACAAATGGTACAAAGCCCCATTCTTTTGCTTTTTTGCCCATATAGAATAAACTCCAGCAAGGTATCTCATTTCCTTTACTGTCTTTCTCTAAAGTCAAAAAATGTAAGTCATCCGACCTACGAAATCTAAAGTGTCCTGGCCCACGCCAAATACCACGTGATCCTACTATGTTACCTTCTTTACTTACAACAGGAACATTTTCCCAATAACCACCTTTAAGTATAAGTGTTGCATAACTCCAAGGATGATCGTGTAACGTTGCTTCGTCGCTTTTTAAAACTTTGTGCAGAGTGACATTGAACGGAAAGTTCTTTCTGTCCTTAAGAAACAAATACCAACGAACTAAGTACGGCTCGTTACTATCTCTATCTTTAATTACACGTTTACGGTCTTTAAAAAAATTAAACATTATTTGCTCTCTTTCAGTGCTTCAAAAGTTTCAATCTTTGCTAGTTCACGTTCATATGCTTCTGCGGCACGTTTTAGGCCTGCATACTTTTCTTCTTTCTCAATATCTCTACCTACAACACCTAGTACACGTTGTATATCTTTAATAGATTGCATAACGTCTATGCCATCTACTTTTAACTCACCTTCAACAGAAAGCCCGTATTTTCCGTCTAACGCATTTGTAAATGTAAACGAGTCATTAGTATATATAGATGAAGGACTAGTAGTAAAACTATCATCCCAAGAACTTGTGTCTATAGTAATAGTACTACTATCATCGCCACTGAATGAATAATTAAAATTATCGCCCATCTTTAATCCTCTCATATAAAGAATTACCACTGAAAAAATCTTTGTTAAGTGACTTACGTTGCTTTTCCAAACTAACCAAATAGTCGGAATAGTTTTCCATATAGTTACGTATCTTGTCAACAACTTCACCTCGATGCTTTCTATATGTTGTATAGTCTTCAGTCCATTTACTAGGATATTTAAATTCAGGCAGTGCCATTTCACTGTAGCTGAGTCTATCAGGCATCATAGGAATAGCATCAACTAATGCTCCTTCGTACCAACTAATGCCAAGTGTTTCTTGCAAGTTAGCACTAAACACCATTTTTGCTTCGCCTAGTAAATTGTGATATTCGTTCTTTGTAAGTTCACGATCTTGACATACAACAAATTCGTATTCAGGTAGTTGTTGTGCTAAGTCATTAAAAATATCAACTTGCTTTTCAGGTGCAACTCTGTGTGGAAAAAGTATAAGGTTACGTTTTTCCATACCTTTATAACTATCCAAACTATTTTTTAGATACTCCATAGGCCATCCTACACGACTTATTTTGTCATAGTCTAATGCATAGTCTTCGTCAAATACATCTGTAAACATATCAATATGAAAGTCTGTAGCAAAGAAGTTATCATCATAACATTCGAACATTGACATTTCAGCATGTCTAACCCAAGGTTTATTACCTATAAGTCTACCTAAGAAGTCTTGCGAATCATAAGACCCTGCATGCCATAAGCCACCAACAGTAATATCAACACCTAGTAGTTCTGCCATATACTTTAATTGTACAACAGTAGGATTCCATGCATCTGTATATAGAAAGTAATCACCATTTGACACTTTACCATTACAAAACATTTCGCCTATTTGTTCTAGTTGTTTACTTTTATAAACGTTAGTACCACCAAAGTTGAGGAACGCCCCAGGCGTAGTTGCCTGAGGAGTATCCCCGCCACTAATGACGTTTACATTTTCATTTGTAGATCTCTTGAGTTGCCTTGGAAGGTATTCTTTCCATTGCTTAGTGTAGCGTGTATCTACAGCCTCAATATCTACAATATGAATAGTCATCAGTATCTCCGTTTGTTGTTATAATTTTTACCTGAAGAGCGAGTTTTCGCTTTAAGGTGATTAACATGCCTTTGGTATGAACGCCATACATAAGAGCGATCGTTGTACAAATCCTTTTCATTGAAGTGAAAAGCCACGTTTTTTGCGTCACCAACATAGCGACAAAAATCTTTGAAGTTTTCCAAGTCTCGAAAAATTTTGTCATAAGCCGGCTTATTAAAGTCGATTGCCATTTTTTAATATCCTCTATCAATAGCACTTTAAGTTTTAGGGTTGGGGTAATAAATTGTACAGCCGTTTTCGTTGTCTTCTGCAACGCTAATTTCTACAAACCGGCCGGGGTATTTGTTAGAAATTTCTTTATACAAGTCATCTGCAATCATCTCACAGCTCTTGTAATCTAGATCGAGCACCGACGAGTTACTGTCAATGTTTTGATAAAGTCGCTCAAGCCAGCGTTTAAACTGGATGAACTCGATGTCTCTATCGTTGTGAAACACTTCGATACGCACCCGGAAGTGGAAAATATGACGATGCATAATACCAAGGAACGAAACATCATCCCAATCACCGGTCGCCAACTTTGGATCACTATCTGCTCCTGGATACTTATGGACACCTTCTTTATTAAAGGTTACCCATATACTTCTAGTAGCATTATTTAGTGTGCTTTCATCATTCATTTTTTTGTTTTCCTCTCTAGTGCGTCTTAACATATAATCATAATAACGTTCTTGCATAGTATTAGTATACTTTCTTTACAAGGGTTTGTCAAGAGAATATTTACTCCAATCAGTAAATTTTTCTCTATCCATTAAATCGTGCAGGCTATGACACCAAACACCGGGGTTAGTTGCTTTAAAGTCCTTATCGTCAATTTTAATCATTGTGTTATAGTTCCACTGTTTAACATAAGGTACTACAACACGTAGTTGCGGAATAAAATAATCGCTCTCAACTAAGCCGCCGTCTAAGAACCATTCTAAGTTAATAGTACTTGGAATATCTAAACTACAAAGGATACCTTGATCTGTAAACGCACGAATCATTAGATCCCAGTCTTCAAAATTATCTGAAGTCTTAGGATTATATGAATGGTTAGCACCAAAGAAGATATGTTCACATTGTTCGTTTGTATAGTATTCCATAATCTCGTTATAGTTTTGAACACCAGTAACAAACAATGTCTTCATTCCAAATGCAGGAGTCTTTTCAACTTCTACGCCTGTGAAGAATATCGGAGTATCACTTACACCATTTTCATAATCACGTTTCATATTGTTTTTAGCCTCGTTTCTAGTCGATGTATCTCGTCTTTAAACCAAAGTTTTTTAGTTTTTAATCGGTTAATTTCACTATCATTTGCAAATGTATTATACAACACTTTTATTTCTTCGTCAAGTATTCTATGCTTTTCGTATAGCTCTTGTAAATAACCTGCTATTTTATTGTGTTCACTTGTGAAGTTGCTCATCTGTCAATTCCTCTAACTTTGTTTCATCAAATTCAACATCGTCGGTTTCTGTTTCAGGTTGATCAAATAGTTTATCAAACATTGGCTTAGCGGATATTGTCTTCTTACCAATTGCGCCTCGCGTACCTGGAACTTGCATCCAAAAAGGTCGATACTCTATAATCTTAGCTAACGATAATTCTTTAGTAGGTTGTTCAAATACTTCGTTAATCATGTCTCGTATTGTTTGTACTTGGAACTTACTACCCATTAACATCTTGGGAGTATTACCAGCATCGTATTGTCTGTTAGCTTCTTGTACAGCGTTTACATGAGTCCACACATTGTGACCCATTTGTATAGCATAACTAAAACTATCCCAACTTGTAGAATCTTTACCACGTACAGTTGTGTTACCATCGGCATCTAATAAAGGATTACCAGCTTTGTCTAAATCAACTCCGCCTTTAAGTACTTTGATAGTACCAATTTTATTAGTGTCACCAACAGCGTATGTACAAATGTCATTAACTAGTAGTCCGTCACTTAATGGACTATCTTCAAATGTTTTAAAGATACCGTCTTGTAGTGATGCATCTTTAAATGTGCGTGTGTCAGTTGCATACTTTAGTTCGTCGACACTAGGAACCATTCGATAGGTCCATTTACCTTGTACAGGCGTTTCAACTGATGTATAAATCTGTCCATTTGCTGTAGCAAGGAACGGACTAGCACAATCAAAGGTAACCATAAACGTTGGGTTATAGTGCTTACGTACAGCTCGTTGTACGTCTGTAAGCAACGTTGCCCACTCTAGTTTACTTGTGCCTAAGAAGTGCATTACATCGTGTATGCCGCTTTGTAGTAAGCCGTCGTAATGACATGTAACAACACGTTTAAGTAATAGTTCAACATCACACATATTCTGTCCACCCATTGACCACCCGTTAAAGTGATTGTCTGGATACTTAACTGGATCGCAATAGTCTTTCATTTGCTCATACCAGTCTTCTGCGTCATCAAAGTTCTCACCTTGTAAAACGTTTAAGAACTTACATGCGCCTGTTCTATGCTTCATCCAATAGTCATTGTTAATACGTGTTGCTACTACTGCTTCTTGATATGTACTAATGCCTGTTGCTTTTGCACCAGCTGGCGAACGTGCTACCCAGGCCGGAATATCAAGCACCATACCATAGTCCATATAAGCATCCATCCAACGAAGAACACCATCACGTTTCTTTTGTGCTTTAGGACAGTTAGGATCTTTCCAATCGCCTTCCCAAACACCTTTACCAATTTGGAAACCACCTGAGTCGCCTAATAGCCAAGTATTTTCTCTATCTCTATTTCGGACCATATCTTCTTTAGGCACAACCTTAGTTGTATCTAAATCAGCATGTCCAGCTGAATACAATGTCCATTTATATGTAAACTGACCTTCGTTCTTATTAAGATAGTTTAAACTCTCAACACCGTTAGCAAAGTTACTTGGAACACGATTCTTTTCAACATACTCGTCATACCGTTGCTTACCTACATAAGTTGCATAAAAGCCGCTTAGTGCAGGCAAGAACGTTGCATAATCATTTTGTGTTGCTGTTAAATCTTTGTTCATTTATTTTTCCTATAGTCCTAGTATGCCAAACAAGTTAAACCATCCCATTGATGTTCCAATTATAACTGGTATACCAATCATTGTTAATGCAATAATAAAGAACGCTAGTCCTGCACCTTTATTGTGATACGGTTCATTTGGGTTAGTCATGTTCGCCACCTTTGCCACGTAATGTGTAAAAGATTTGAGGCTTACGTTTAGCAGCTTCAAATGTTGCTACTGTTATACATATAGCACCTAATAGTAATGTGTGTATTAGTATGTTTGCACCCAAGTACATCCAAGTACCAGTCATTGCTGTAAATGCAATACACCACATCCATGCTAGTATTTGCATCACCATGTGACGGACTCTTAGATCCTTAATGTTAGATAATGGATTCTTATCACTATCCATTATAACATTCCACCAATCAATAATAAAACTCGTCATTAAACATTTCTTTCTTTTACTTACTTTGTGCTGGTAAGATATAATCATACTTGACCATACCACTATCTACACTAATCATCATAGCACCTTGATCACTAATGCTCATTGTTACATCGCCGTCTAAGTTTAAGACGCTTTGTACTTGTGCTACAGGCCAACTCCATTGGTGTTGTAGCGATCCATCAATTCCGTGTTGGAATACAAACTCACCTGCGTGTGTACTTGCATCACCAAAACTAAACACTAAGTTGCCATCAGTAGTCTTTACATTAAATGTAGGCTCTTCTGAATGTGCCGCACTCATTAGTTTCATACGTGCAATACTAGCCATGCTTGGAGTAATCTCTACGTTCCATTGTGCGCCTTTAAACTTAACAGTCTTAAGTTTTTCTTCAATGATTGCTTTGTTCATAAAGCGATAATCATTTTCAAAGTCACCTGCCGCATTTTCAAAGTGAATGTGCGTTGGAATAGTTTCTCCATTACGGTCTGCTTGTATTACATCAATCTTAGCATCTTTCTGATACTCAGGATTCTTTAAATGCAAACTTAGTTTATCTAAGTTAGGCATACCAAACGTACCTGTAAACTCTGCAACAGGATTATTTGTTGATGCTGTTAAAATAACAGATCTATCTTCGGCCATGCTTTCAACTGTTGTGTTTGTATCGCTTGTTACTTTTACTAAACTTAAAAAGCCTAGTGCATGTGTGTGGGCGACAATGTCTTGTAAAATATCTTTCATATGGGTTCTCCGTTTATAATGTTTATTATATTACCTTTATCTTCTTTTGTCAAGAAGTTTTCTATAAAGTATTTAGGTTTCCAACCTAGTCCTTTAATTTT